TTTTTCCAAAACCAGATGGATTAGATGCTCCACCTTCTGTTCCTGAAACACCAAGTGTACCAACTCCACCTTCTGTTCCTGAAACACCAAGTGTACCAACTCCACCTTCTGTTCCTGAAACACCAATTGTACCAGACATTCCATCTACACCAACCCTACCAACCGATGGTAAAAAATACTTATCAATCGAGGCGATAAAAAAAGATGACCCAGTAGTAAAACCAACACCGCCGGTAAGTAAAATAATTTCAGTTCGTCGAATTGAGGATAGTGAAGTTGAAGACTATTATAGTCGTAACGAACTAAGTACTATAAAAACGGAAACTGTATCTAATAAACAAGGTAGTTTACCAGATAAACCGTTGGGTGATAAAAATCCAATCGTTGTAAGTAATGAAAAAAAGGAAAAAGATAAAAGAACTGAAACTCAAAGATTAGCAGAAGAAGCTGACTCACTTGCAAAAGAAACTCCAAAAGAGAAATCTTCAACAAGTGTGTCCGGTCCAAATCCTGGTTTAAAAGATGGTAGAGCTGTACAAAAAGATGAACTTTCAAAACCAGTCCCTGCTGATAAAATACCGGAAAAACTTGAAGATAAATATAATACAGAAATTGATGAATTTAAATCATGGGTTAAAAAAAACCCTGTAAAAACAGGTGATACTTTCATATGGAATCGAGTTCCAACTGAATTACCATACCCTCCTAATAAACAACCCGATTTATCTAAAGATCTCACATCTCCAGATAGATATAAAAGTTTGTTCGATTGGGGAACTAGCATAAAAAAATTCTTTTCAGGATACGAAAATAAAATAAAATCACCAGTTGACATTGCATTACTGTGTAATACGGATACTGTTGGTGGATTCAATAAAAATGCACCTTATATCTTTGATGAGGGTTCTGAAATACACCTTTTGTTCATAAGAAATGGTGGGTATAGAACAGAAAATGAAAAAGGTGTTATCGGGAAAGCTATTGCAACTAAAGCTTCTAAAAAAGATCCTGTAAAATTAGATGCCAATTGGGCTCAAAATCCATATTGGTGTGGACTAACTGTTGATTTTATGTTATACAATAATACCATATATCAGTCAGACGAAACATCACTTCCGATTGTTGGTACTGGTAAAATTTTTGAATACTTTGATAATTCTCCTTTAAATCCAGATGGCGGAACTGAATCTAAAAAGAAAAAAACACTTGAAACTATAAACAGTGAAATTTCTTCTAGAAAAAAAACAATATCAAGTATTGAATCTAAACTTAGTCGTAAAGGCGGTCTATACGATACTAAAAATAGACAACTGAAGGAATTAACAGAACTTCAGGCGGATAATCTAGTCCAACCAAGTTCAAGAGGTCGGGTTTCTGAAAACAGTAAACTTAAAACTTTAGAAAATACTGAACGTATTATAAAAACTAATGAAGATGCTAAATCGACTTTAAATAATGAGATATTGGAATTGGAGACAAAACGAGAGACCATAAAAAATACACCAAATTCAAAATATAACGTAGATGGAACTGTTGCAAAGTTTGAAAAAGGGGTGCATTTTACAAATACTGATGGGGGTCTCACACGTGAAGGGTTGGAATTGTGGGATAAAATAAAGGATTGGCCAGGTGCATATATTGTAAGACGCGGAGCGGAGGGCGGTCATACAGAATTATTATTACATTTTGGAAAAAATGGTAAACTATTTGTTATATTTGGTAATTCTGGTTATGGTAACAATGGGCCGAGAAATGGAACAACTTTAGGATTTAAATCATATGATACAATTGGTAATTTTGGCGGTAACACTATCTTTATTGTGAAACGTGGGGCAAAAAATCCATATACAAATGGTATCGGTGTGAGTTTGAAGAAAACAGAACTTTATCAAGAATATACTCAACGTTTGAAAGATGGTGATAAAAAACTTGGCATAAAAAAATCGGGCCAAGGTAAATATGATAACACATTTAACTTATTACGTGAAATAATGGAGATCTAAAATGAGTTTAGATAAACTACTAAAACAAATACGAAGTATCGTTCGTGAAGAGATAGAATACGCTCTTGATAAAAAAATAACCGAGTCTAAAAAGAACGATGACCGAAAGGTATTACAACATGGTATGAGTTTGATGAAAGAACTTTCTACCACGAAAAAACAACAACAAAAAGAATCTAAAACTATTCGACCACCAAAGACAGGATTGAATAGTATTCAAGATATTCTAAATGAAACAAGAATGTCAATGGAACACGCGATGCAGGAAGAAGAATATCCGGAAATGCGATTCAATACCGATTCGATTATGTCAGGGAGAATGAATAATGGAATGATACCAGATGGATATAATCAAGAAGAAATAACACCAGAAGTATCAAAGGCACTTACTCGTGATTATTCTGCTCTCATGGCAAAAATAAATGAGAAAAAAGGAGTCTAATAATGGCATTTCGCAGGAAAACACTATTACTCAATCCAACTGACTCAAATACATCTCAAGTTCAAGATTTGAGGAGACCTGGTGTAATAAAACCAATCGGGGTAACATTGCCGTTCAACAATCCGAATGGTATATTCTTTACGAGTACAACAAACAAGAATCAGGTACTGAGTAATCTAAAGAATCTCTTACTTACTGCAAAAGGTGAAAGATATTTTGAGCCAGAGTTTGGAACAGATATTAGATCTATATTATTTGAGAATATAACCGATGAAGAAGAATTTACAAATAGAATTCGAGGAGATATAGAGACTGCAATTTCAATTTGGTTACCATACCTAATTGTAACAGAACTAACAGTAAATCTGAACATTTCCGACGATGGTAGAGTTGATGATCCAAATCATGCAATTAGTATTTTTCTACGTGTATTAATTTCAGGAACAAACATATATTTGCCAGTTAGGATATTTATATCTGAAACAGCAACTATTCGTGTAATTGAAGAGGCTCAAAACTAATGGCAGATTTAGTAAAAAAGGATATTCGTTATCTCTCAAGAGATTTCGGTTCATTGAGACAGAATCTTATAGATTTTGCAAAAAACTACTTTCCAAATTCATACCAAGATTTCAACGAATCATCACCTGGTATGATGTTTATGGAAATGTCTGCATACGTCGGCGATGTGCTTTCGTATTATACGGATGTTGCACTCCAAGAGTCAATGATACTACAGGCATCCGAAACTCAAAACATAATAAATCTTGCTCAATCATTTGGTTATACACCAAAGACTTCTGTTGCTGCTAATGTTTCAATAGACGTATTTCAGATTGTACCTGCTATCGGTACTGGCGTGAATAATACTCCCGATTGGAGTTACGCTTTTGCAATAGAGCCTGGTATGATTGTTGCTGACGAATCTGATAACTCTATACAATTTAGAACAATAGAATATCTTGATTTTAGATTTAGTAGTTCTTTTGAACCAACTGAAGTAACTGTTTTTGAGGTAGACGATTTAGATTCTACGGAACCAACTTTTTATCTGCTGAAAAAGTCTGTAAAGGCAGTTTCTGGTGTAATAAAAACTTCAAGTTACTCTTTTGGTTCCCCAAAACCATATGATAAAGTCATTCTGAACGACGATAGAATCATAGAAATACTATATGCGATAGATTCAGACGGAAACAAATGGACGCACGTGCCTTATCTCGCACAAGATACTATCTTTGAATCTGTTGCAAACATACCAAGAAATGATAAACAACTGAGTTCATATAGAACTGAGACACCTTATTTGTTGAAATTGAATAGGGTTTCTAGACGATTTTCTTCAAGAGCTTTTGGAAATAACTTCACCAGTTCATATGAAATAAGTTTTGGTGCTGGTGTTTCTGACTTTGACGATGAAGAACTAATACCAAACCCAGATTTGATTGGTTCATCTCTTACTGGAATTGAATCATCAACATCTCCAAATATAGACCCATCTAATTTTTTGTACACAAAAACTTATGGATTAGCCCCAAACAATACCACACTCACAATATATTACACACAGGGTGGTGGTGTAAGAGACAACGTTGCATCAGAAAGACTGACACGAATTGTAAGTAAAACTATACTTTTGGATGAAACCGGTCTAGACATAACACTATACAATCAAGTAATTGGTAGTATCGCAACAACAAACCCTGAACCTGCTACTGGTGGTAAGGATGGTGAGACAATAAATGAAATTCGTCAAAATGCTCTCGCATCATTTGCCTCACAGAATCGTGCAGTTACAAAAGAAGATTATATTATTCGGGCATATAGTCTTCCGCAGAAGTACGGGTCAATAGCAAAGGCATACATAACAAAAGACACACAACTTACAGAAGAATCCATATTCAATAGCGATAGAGTTGCAAACGATTTAGCATTGAACTTTTACGTTTTGGGATATGATTCAAATAGTAAACTAACAACAATAAATGTTGCAACCAAAGAAAATCTAAAAACATATTTGGGTCATCATAGAATATTGACAGACGCAATAAACATAAAAGACGCATACATAATAAACATCGGAATTGAATTCGATATAATTACAATGCCAGATCAAAATGGAAATCAGGTTGTATTGAGATGTATAGATAAACTAAAACGATACTTTGATATAAAAAGATGGCAAATAAATCAACCAATCGTTATAAGTAATATCTATACCGAACTCGATAGAGTTGAAGGTGTTCAAACCGTATCTAATGTTAGAATAGTGAATTTTTATGATACTACTCTTGGATATTCGAAATATTCTTACAACATAGATACCGCGACTAAAAATGGTATAGTTTTTCCATCACTTGATCCATCAATTTTTGAAATAAAATACCCTGATAATGATATTATTGGTAGAGTGAGGGCATTCGGATGATATACACCATTTATCCTAAATTTGATT